TACCCACCGGGTTTCATGCGCTTCTTGATCTCTCGAGTGGAACTCATAAAGAGGGACTTTGAAGCAAATATATAATGAAGTGAAAAGTTGAAACACATTATATCAAACTTTCTATTCGGACAATTGTGAATATCACCCTCGTAAAAATTAACACGCATGTTCATATTCTTCGCCCGTGACTTAGCCTCCACAAGCGCTGTGGGTTCTGGGTCACACATGTTTATATTGACCCCACACTTGTACCATTTTTGAAGATCCCCACCAAACCCACAACCTACATCCAGAATGTGCTGTCCCTTTTGGGATACAGACTGGATAAGATTTCTCTTGGCCTCGTTATGATTCTTACGAATCTCTTCCATAGTCCTTATGTTCCTCATGTTTTTAACTCACTTAGGCACTTAAAGTTTTGACGCCTCAAACATATATAATGTCTCTTGAAACCGACTATACCACCGTTCCCGGACAAGTCTTCGCGTGTATCTCTATCATTGGACCCGAATGTCCACAAAAGAATGATAAATTTGGTGTCAAGCTCCGCGGTGCTTTCGGTACCCGCGATGAGGCTGCCAGACACGCTAAGCGTCTCCAAAAGGAAGATCCCACTTTCGACATCTATGTTGTGGAGCAATACAAATGGTTGTTGATCCCCCCCGATGCCGATAAGATCGAGGACGTGCATTACACCAACGAGAAACTCGAGGAGATCATGTCTGGCTATAAGGAGAACCAGTCTCAAGCCGCTCGTATGTTCCAAGAACGTAAATCGGCATTGACCAACCAGTACGTTCCAGGTGATGAGAACTCTAAGTTTTACACGAAAGCCGATGAGCCACCCATTTCCCACCCCGCGGAGGTTCTCGAGCGTCTCAAGAAGGAAAAGCCTGACACTCCCATGGAAGAGCTTGTCAAGGAGGCGGATACAATCGTCGCCACTGAAATTGCGGAGCGCCAGAAGAAACGTGAAGCGGACGATAAGCTCGCAGATGTGAAGGAGGAGGAAGAATAATATTAATATTACTATACAATAAACAAAATGATCAAGATTATTATCACAGTAATTTTGGTCAGTGCTTTCTTTATTTTGTTTTTTAACCCGTCAGTGGCATTACAAAACAAAACAGAACCTAGAGAGGAGGCCAGTACTACAGCTGGATTTATAGAAGATACAGACGATGCGTTTATTATGCCCATGTATCCATCTCCACTTATTAAAATGGATTCTAATGGGAATATTAAACCTATATATGGGGATATTGGGACATTTGTAGCCTACTCAAGTGTACCTGAGAATCACTGGCTGCATGGTTTTCCCCATAAAAAAGCCTAAAAGAAAGACCGCGAAAGCGATGATCCATGTGGATTTATCGACCTTTTCGAATAAATCGAATTTATCACTCTGTGGTGGATGTGGATACATTGGAGGCTGTACAGGATAGTCCATATAATATGGCTGTTCCTCCTGTACAGACTCTTCCTGTTTATCATTATTTAAAGGATCCATAGTGGGGTTATACTCGATGGGGTTGCCTATATCAGTTTCCATTTTCTAATTAGAGCGCTCTTTTTTTTAAGCATCTTCTGACTCACTTTCACTCGCATCATCCACGATAAAATCCTTGAGATTTCCGTTTTCGTCAGCATCTTCTTCCTCCTCCTCTGATGAATAATCCTCTTCATCCTCAGTGTCCAATTCCGAATCGAAGTCTGTGTCATGGTCTTCAGCACTGTAATCATCGACAATATCGTTTTCTGTGGGTACGAAGAGATCAGGTTTCTTTATCTTGCGCCCCGAACGAGTAATCATTTAACTTCTATAAGTCACTATTGTTTAAGTATCTTTATAATATCCGGCGTTAAACAATGTGTTCTCGATGTGTTCTTTTTACAACGAGGACATTTTTGCTTTATTTCTTTACCCTTGATCAAATAAGACATCACAACATCTTCGTGCATCCCCTTGATCGTCTCACAGTAATTGGAGTTTGTGAGGGCTACGATTTGGGTTTTATCTTTGTTGATAGTCACCACCTGTAGATCCTCTGGTCCATGCATATGTTTCCGTATGAACACTTCAAGTGGGGTTTTTACGTCACCACACTTCACTTGGGGTTTTTCGACTCGCTTCTTAATCTGTGGACACTTCTTGATATCTTCCTTCTTTGGGTACAACCCCTCGACGATACTCGGTGTGAGTTGGTGTCTTCGCCCACAAAAGTCTTTACAGAAACCGTCACGCCTCCCCCGGAGTGTTTCACAAAGACAAAAACATTTTTGGAGGATCGTTTGACCACTGATAATGAACCATACATGATTCGACCCGTGTTCCCGTTTGAGATTTTCACAATATTTTGAGGTTGTTGAGACGAGGTACGTATCTTTCTTTTTGAAAAACTTGGGAATATAGGCGTGTGCTTGTCCCTCGATGTGTGCGCGAATGAAATCTTCAATTTTACCCTTCAACGTATCATCGTGAACCTCATCTTTCATCTGTATAGCTGTGAAAGTCCCCTCTTTGACAGTTGTAGACGGTGGTTCGACGTGTATGAGTTGGGGTGCATCTGTGCGGACCGCAGCCATCTTTAGAATATCGAGTGTCGGGTCCTGTCCAATCTTCAAAATCGTACTCAGAGGTCCATGGTGGTACATAAAAATGGGGAGATAGGCGAGTTGATCGACCTTCCCCTTCTCACACTCGGAGCACCCCTGACCATTACATGCCATATGCTTCGCCTTTTTATAAGACCATGGCATGCGGAACCCACTCCCCTTTGTCTTTCTGGAAACGTTTCCGTATACAGCCACGTCTATGATATCATTCCAATCAGTCCCTCTTCCCTTAGCCTTTGAGAGTGCCACAAGGATATGCTCTCTTAGGGCGACCGCGGAGGACTGGTCCACGACAAACTCTGGCCAGTTGAGGTGTACACCAGTCTTGATGAGGTCCCCGCCACACTTCTTAGGTGGAGACACGGATATGAGACACTCTTTACCACCGTGGCGTTTCACTTTGTCACAAATAACCTTACAGACATCTTTGATTTCATCGAGGTCTAAGGCTTCTTTGTCCTTGTAATCTATATCGACGAAAAAGTTATACTTTTCACTTTTCTGTTCGACAACATACAGTCTCTCACCACCTTTGACAGCTTCTATGTACCGCTCATAAAAGGTATTCAATTTATCAAATGGCACGGAAAGGACACCACCGTCCATGAGCACATGTGATAGATTGGTTGCAGTATTGAATTTTTGAGCTGCACACCAGCTCTTAAACATAACTTACATAGGTTACCCACCTATTCTCTAAACCACCTCATACAGGAAACATCCTGATATTCTTTACCTTGGGAAAGTTCCTTCTTTATTGTTAAAAGTTCATACACTGTTTTAGACTCATTTTCTTGTATCCACTGGGTAATTTCCTCTTCACAGAGACCCCTATTCTTATCAAGAAGTTGCCCGATCTGCATCATGATATACGCCTTGGACTTCATTATTTTATAGAGAAGGTTTTTCTATTCAAAGAACTTATACACGCGTAAAATTCTGGATTCTTTATGACATTATCGATGATAAGATTCCAACGCTTTCTCGAGTTGAACTCATCGAGTGTATCATAACTCATATAATCGTTCTCATCGTACGTTTTCCTGATGGGTTGTTTCATGATTTTTTTCAAATTTGTTTTATGTTTCTCCTCGTAAAACTTTTTAAGTTGTGACTGTTGCTCAGACCTCGAATAATTCACGAAGAATATAAAGACATTATACTCGAGATCCACGGTTGGACTCTCCTTCACGGTAAACTTAAACTCTGTATATTGACCACTCTTGAGGGAAACCACACCCCGGGTCTCTTCCTCGAGTTCCCTGAGGGCACATCGAAGAGGGTTAAAAATCTCCCTCCGCCTGCATCCACCAGTGACGAAAATCCAATCCTTGAATCTCCAGTCCCTCACCGTAAGAAACCTTGGTTTCCCGTCGACGAAGCTAACCGGTACTGCAATCGCTTTGTACTTCTTCATTGCGCATTCGCAAGTTATAGTAAGACGATATGTTTATTCTTTCTCTTTGACCACAGTTGGTTCCTCCTCTTCCTTTTTGGGTTCTGGAACGGGTTCTGGGGCAGTGAGGTGCTTGACCACCTGTGTCGAAAAAGTCTTGAACGAGTTCATTTCTTGTTTGGTCTTATTGAGTTCCTTGAAGAGGAAGATAATGCCTACGGCACATACGACAGTAGCAAACATCAGGAGCGTTTCGCGATTAACGGGAATCATATACTTGTGTAATGTGTTTTCTTTTTAAGCAATTGCACGCCCTGGTGTTGGGCATTCATAGGGCGACTGTGCGAACTGGACGGCTTGGTAATGCGTATTTTCACATGATTTGTCCGTTGGTGGGGTAGGTTGTCCAACAAACTTCTCGAGTGTCCTAGATTTAGGATCGTACGTCAATACAAAAACGATGGCGAGGAGGAAAATGATTTTCCAAAACATTGTTTACTAATTAGTTAGAATATAAAAGACCACCCATCCCATTTTCGATACGAAGGACGTTATAGTTCACGGCGTAGATGTCATGATCACAGTTCAAGGTATCGTTGATGATACGAGCCGAGTCAAGACGCGAGAAGTTGAGCGACCCGGTGGGTTGGAGCTTACCAGTCTCGAGGCAGAAAGGGTACGTGAAAAGTTTGGTACCGGGGGTGGAGCTGCCGTGCGAAGTGTGGTAATAGAGGGGAACCGCTGTGAAGTTGGGGTTCGCAAACTTGTAGTCAGCCACGTCGGTACCGTTGATCTGGAGCTTCAGCTTGTTGGTGTCACCGAGCATGGTCACAGCCGAAGCGTCAGCAGCCGCCAAGTACTTGATGGGGTGGTTGAAGTTAAGTTCCTGGATCTTGGAACCGGAGGCAACCGCCTTTTGCACCTGGGTGATGAGCATGTTCTGGGGGGAGCCCGCGAACATCTCACGTTCCTGGGTATCGAGGTACGCGTAGTTGGCATAGACTTCCCACTTGTAGGTATCCGCGGCGGTACCCCAAGTGATGCGGAGCTCCACATCGTGGTACTGGAGGGAGATGAGAGGGAGGGCGGTCTGCCAGTTCTCACAGAAGGCGAACCGGAGAGGGTAGAACCGCTCAGAGGCGGATCCGGTGTAGAGACCACTGGAGACCGACTTGGCGGAGGCGGTCGCAGAGAGGGTGGGGGCGATGAGAGTCGAGTAGGTCGAGTCTTGTTCATCGATCACTTGCCCACCGATGAGGAGTTCCACCTTGGAAATGGCAGTGGTCCAATCGGGGACGGTGTTAGACTGGGTACCATCGGACTTGATGGGCATGAGGTACACATAGTTGAGCATATCACCCTTGCGCTCGAAGCGGATGGTGGACATACCGTTGTTCGAGACGTTGCCCTGAATGACCTGACGCTCGACAGTTTGGGAAAAATTTGTGTGACGCTTGTACGTAGACCGGAAAAAGCTGACTTCGGGCTGACCGACAAGGTGCACATCCTGGGCACCGACAGCAACGAGTTGGGCAATACCACCAGACATTTTATAATATAGTGAGACTTTATTTTTAAGCTGTCAAGTTCGTAGAACTTTCCTGGCTTAGATACAAGTGACTTCGTCACTTGGGAACGGGGTTTCTTACAAACTGGAACTCAAATTGTAAGAAAGTTCTGTGGACTTGGAACGAGGGTCTACGAAGTCGGGGCAACGGGCCACTCAACACCCGTGAGTTTCCCATCTTCATCTAGATCCGGTGAAGACATACCCGGGAGGTCACGGAGATGCTGGCGGTAACGTTTCCAATTTTGAATATCTATTTCGAGACCGTGTGGATAATCTGGGATCATGTACTTATCACTCTTCTCGAGGAGATCGTTCCGTTCTTCGCGTAACTTACGGAGCGGTGCGATCAGTGCATCTAGAGAGGGGCGATCATTTTCTGGTATATCCATCCAATCAATAGTTTCATATATAGTGTTTCTATTTGCCGATCGCTCCTTGTCTGGATATAATCGTATCAAAATTTCATCAAGTACATATGTCATTTATTTTACATTGATATATTAATAATTGGATGTCAGCGTATTTGGATAACT